TTTTTTAACCCATTTTTCCTTTCAGCTTAAATTTCAAAAAAGCACTGTAAGGAAGTCTTACCAATTTCCTAAATTAGCATTTTTGTCAAAAAAATTTCATCTAGTTTTATGGTTGTATATCTAATATTGTTCAATCCTTGAAAACACTGGTTTCCTTTAATAATAATTGTGTTATTTGGTTTCATCCTTGTTTATCTGATTATATCACTTTTTAAGATAAAATGTTGTACCAACTGTTGTACCTGTTGTTGTACCTCAAACATAGAAAAAAAGCGCGTTTCCGCGCCTTTCCTCTTAAAGATTGACAATGTGAACTGTGGTACTCAATTCAGACATTGCCTGTTGTTTTTCTTCTTTTGATATATGTGTGTAAATGTCCGCCGTCACCGCATAATCTTTATGTCCTAAAATCTCTTGTAATAACTTAATATCCTTGTATTTTCGATAAAAATTACTAGCAAAGGTATCTCGCAAAGCGTGACTTGAAAAGTGTTCTATTGGCGTTCCCTTTGCTTCTAACCTTTCCAGTGCGCTTTTGATGGTGTTGCTAATTTGTTCAGTTTGAACGATTTTACCCCGTACAGATGTAAACAATAATTGATTGTCCAATGCAATTATTTTACGTTTTTGCAACTGGCGTTGTATTGCTGTTTTGATTTCGTTGTTCATTGGAATTTCACGTTCCCCACTCTCTGACTTTGTGGACGTTCCGACAATGCGCTTTCCGTCTTTGGCTCTTGTAGCTGTTCTTTTGACGTAGATACAATTATTTTCAAAGTCTATGTCCTGCAATGTCAATGCTGCAACCTCGCCCATCCTCATACCTGTGTGTAGCATAAGGAATAAAAACTCATAATAGAAATCGCCCTCCAGTTCGTCAAAAAACAATTTCTGTTCCTCATCCGTCAAGGCTCGGTGGATTGTCTTTCCTGCTTTTGTGTTGACAGTCTTATAAATCTTTACATTTGCGATTGGGTTATTTTTTATAATATCATCCCTGTATGCGTCTGTAAGTATGTTTTTCAACAAAACCATTGCACTTTTACACCCTGTTGGCGTTGCGTCCTCTGCTGAATTAATACGTTTCTGAAAATCATCAATCTTTAATTTTGTGATTTGTTGCAACTTCATATTCCCCAGTTCTGGCTTAATACGTTTTTTGTAATGAATTTGATACTGGTCGATAGTTGAGCTTTTAATCTCGCCCGATAATTCTTTTCTTGCAATCCACTTTTCAAAGTACTGTGCCAACGTCAAATTTTCATTTTCAATGTAGGTTGATACTGAATTATTATACTTCTCTTTTGCTTTTGCTAATTTCTCGTCTAATTCCGTCTTAGTATTCGCTGATATGTAGTGCCGTTTTCCTCGTAAGTCTGTAAACGTCACTGTTCGTTTTGCTCTTGCCATATTATCTTACTCCTTTCTAACTTACTTCCACAGTGGTGTTATCATTAAAAAACTCTGTGGATGATATTGTTATTTTGTTCAATCTTTCAACTTTGTGAAAATAAAGGCGTATAGGCGTTCTAGCTTGCTCATATCCTCGTTCTTGCCGTACTCCTTAATGGTTTCAATGATGTTGTTTGCTAAATCTTCTCCTGTCGGCTCTGCTGCCTCGTTCAAACTCGCCTTTAACATCTGCGTAGCTGTCACTATTGCGTTTGCTCTCGTAGTTCCTAGCTTGTCCGCACAATATTGGATGTCTGCTAACTCCTGTTCTTTAAGTCGTAAATTTATGCCGTAGTTTCTTGGGTTCTTGATTGGTGGTCTGCCTGTCTTTGCCACTTGAAACACCTCTCTTTCTTATTGCGTTTTAATTATTATATTATTGCATTTGCAAAATGTCAATACCCTATCTTCTGATTATTGGCTCATAATTTTGGATGGCTAGTATTTTGAGGGCTACGCGCTCCACAATACTGCTCCCTGTCTGCTTGAATGTTTGACAACTACCACGAAACAACATTGAATTGCTTTCCTCACATAAACGCTCTAACTCGCGTCCTGCCTTACTTCTCCGTAGCTTTTGGAAACTTGCGTTTTCAATCTGTCGCACACGTTCACTTGATAAATCTAACTCCTGCGCTATGTCTGCAAGCGTCTTGTCGTTCTTAAAATATTGCTCTATGATGTAATACTCGCGCTCTGACAAATTACGCGCCAAAATGCCCCATATTTGAGTTTTTAATTCATTATGGTATAAGTTATCAGTAATATCATTTTCAAGGCTGTAATCGGCTTTCAATGTGTCCTGCAAAATAACATCATCATCTGCATTAGAAACAGGTGCGTCAAGGCTTGATGGTTCGGCTGTCTTGAATAGCATATCTTCTAATTCTTCAAGGCTGACATTCATATATTCCGCAACTTCTCGGCGTGTTGGTTCTCGTTTCAACTCCTGTGACAATTCTGCAAGGCTCTTATTATATCGGGCTTTTAACTTTCGGATGTCCTGCGGTACTATAACAAGTGCTGATTGCTGTAAGTATCTTGAAATATGTTGCTGTAGCACTAAAGGATAAAAGGTTGTAAACTTATAGCCTGCTGCCATATCAAAGTATTTCACTGCCTTAACGAGTGCTAAAAATGCTTCTTGTTGTAAATCTTCAAGGTCTGCCAAACCTCTATACCTGTTCAATACCTTGTGTGTCAATCCGCTGTTGGATGTCCACAGTAGTGTTAAATTCTCTTGTGTTCGCTCACCTTGCTGTATCCGCTGAATAATGTCCTCATTTGACATATTGACTTAATAACCCCCTTGTTTTAGAATAAACTTAGTTCTATTTATCATACAGTTTGATACAAGCAATCAAGGCGTGTTCCCCCTCATAATGAAAACACGCCTTTTTTGTTTTTAAGAGTGGTTAGGGTGCTAAGTGGGCGTATGTGTGCGCTCGCTCAAAAACCCCCATACCCCCTTGTGTGGCAGCAGTCAAAAGGTCAATCCACTTTTGGACACGCTTCACTAATGATTATAGGTTGCAATCGGAACGCTGTTAAATCCCTTTAAAAATGCTTCTTCGTTTGCCCTCTGTATGTCAACATCCGCTTTCACAGTGTCGTATAAGTCACCATCCATCAAGCCGTATTTAGTGAGATACTCGCGCTTCGTCATTCCGTTCTCAATTTCGCTTCTGTGCGCTTTTTCAAATTTGTTTAAACGCTCGTGTTCTCTGCTGATTTGCTCCTGTTTTGCCCTCTGTGTCTGTAAGTAATCATTCATTGTTATAAATCCTCTCTTTCTGCTTAAAATTCGATAATTCCGCGCCGTTTATCATCTTCCTTTTTCATTGCAATTTTAAAATCTGCATACATTGTCGGCTTGCTGTCTTTAAGGGCTTTGATGGCTCTGTAGTCCGATTTCTTAACGGCTCTTTTATAATCTGCATAGTCCTTAATCTCTGTATCTGCTCCCATTTGTTTCACCTCGCTTTCTTATCAAAATAGGGCTTCCACAGGTGTTTTTATCATTCTGTGGGCGCGTCAATCACTGGCAATTCTGCCCCTAGTTTTGGTAATGCTGATATTGCTGTTGTGTGCTCGTTCTCGCTGTACTTGCTGACACTTTCCTCAATGCTGATACTGTCCTTGTAACCGCACCAGTTTTTCATTAAAAAAATTCCGCTTGGTGGGCTAACCTTGCCACTTTGCAAGGCAGCTTCTATAAAGGCTGAAATAAACGACTTCGCCGATTGAATTAACTCGCTCCGATACTCAGAACAATCGTAACCCTCATTCCATCTAAACAACGTCTTACGGCTGATATTTAATGCTAAACATAGCCCCTCAATGCCCGGTCTTAGTTTGCTTTGTTCACAAAACAGGAAGTATTGGTCTATGCGCTCCGCAACTTCTTCATCTGTTTTTGGCTTGCCTAGTCCGTGTAGTTGGGCTAATGTGTGAACAATCATCTGCGTATCATCGGGCGGTATTTTGTCTAATTGCTCTTGTGGAAACATCCTTGTTTACTCCTTTCTTTTTTATTTGACGTTACTGTTTAAGGTATTTAACCCTCTGTAACCTCGTATTTTGCCCTCACAGGCGTTTTTATGTTATAATGAATAATTTACACATTAAATGCTGTTTGGGCTTCTCACCCTTGAATAATAGGCGTGTATCTTCCTGTGACAACTCGGACACAATGCAATCAAATCCGTAAAAACGTCCTCATTGCCTAAATTCTTATAAGTGATATGATGTATCTGTAGCCCATTTTTGGTATTTGCTTCGGGGCGGTTGCACATCTCGCAACAATAGCCTGCTATTTTAAGGCGTTCCGCGCGTTTCTGCTGCCATTGCTCACTACGCATATAAGCGTCATATTCTTGTGTATGCTCCATATAATCACCATTTCCCTGCCCGAACCATTGAATTAAACGTAGACTGCCTGTGCAACTCGTCTATTGTCACTCTCAAAACGTCCGTCAAATACTCGTCCTCGTACTCCTTGCTTAGTCTGTCGGCTTCTGCTTCAATTTCCGCCTTGCACTCGCTCCATCTGTTAGTATTCGCTATAGAATGAAACTGGTTGTAAAAATCTGCTGCCACGTCAAGGCTCTTAGTGCTGTTATCAATATCAAAAATCATATTTTTAAATCCTTTCTGTTAGTGGATAGGACTTCCACAGGTGATTGAATTAAAAATGCACACTGTGGAAACCCTTGTGTTTACTGGCTTTGTGTTACTTTTATGTGCAAAATGTTCTTTTTTTATGTGTTATCTCTATATAGTGAATTTTTATACTACCCATAAAAAATGCACAAAATGCACATTTTAAGAAAAAGGTAAATCTTCTGTATCATTTTTATTAGTGTTGATAATGTATCCTTTAACCACATTTTTAACTGTTTTTGTTCCAACTGTTCCGCTCTTGAAAAGTAGGTTTTTATTCCTTAACTCTCCAAAAAAATTTTGTTTATTCTCGGCGGCAAATCCGCTACTATCACACCATCGTCCATAGGCTTCATAGACATCCTTTGCCGTTGTGTTGCTGTCGGATTTTTCTAAACATTCATCAATGAAACTGCCTATCTTGTCGGACTGCTGCCGATAATCTTCTGTAGCTTGAACAATCTCCTGTGGACTTCCTAGCCCCTCGCGCCTGTATAACTCTAGCCCATCAATACACCAGTTCAATATTCCGCTTAGTTCGTCCGCCTGTAATAGCTTATCTTTTAATTGCTTGTCCTGCTCGGCTTCGCTGAAATGCTTCAAAAATTCAACTACTTTAATTCGCCCACTGCTGAACACTGTATCATCCAGTATTAGCGGTAAATGATTGGTATTGATAACAAGTTTAAATTCGGGTACAAACTGAAACTCGCGCTCGTGTAAGTGCCTTGCTGTAATGGTATCGCGTCCAACAAGCGTTTTAAGTAATGCAACGTCAAATATCATCCGTTTTGGCGGTTCGCTGACATTTAGAAACCGCACACCCTTTAATCTTGCAATATCTCCGCTCGCTTGCCTTGCGTCCTTGTTTTGGCGTTGGGCTAGGCTTTCGGGGTTCATTGTGGCTGCATAGTCGCCGTACATCTTCCCCAGTGTTTCAACAAACGTACTCTTGCCGTTCCTTGTATCGCGCCCCAGTAAGATGAATAAACATTCCTCGTAGGTTTCGCCCGTCAAACTCATTCCTGCTATTTTCTGTAAGTATTTTATTTTGTTTCCATTTCCTAACATTATCTCATTCAAATACTTCTCCCATAGTGGGGCTTTTGCTTTGGGGTTGTAGCTGACGCCGCTAACCTTGCTTATCAACATATTGGGGTTATGCTTTAGGGCTTTTACGCCGCCATTGCTGAAATCTAATGTGCAATTAATACAATTAAATTTGCTCTTGTCGCCGTCCAGTAAATCATTGTCAATGTAGTAAATATCCTTTGCGTCCTGCAACATATTGTTACGGCTTCTTAAATAGGACAAACCGCAAACCCACTTGAAAAAGCCTTGTCGCTTGTCGTCCGCTAAATCTGCCTGTGCCGTATATGTCAATAAACAATCACTTAGCAACTTGGCTCTGCGCCTTGCTTCCATCCCCTCGGTATCTTTAACCCATCTAACCCCATCAAATACCATAAACTCTTTAATAGTTGGGTTATACCTTATTTTGTCCTTGAAAACATTTGCAAATATCGCACCTGCTCCAACGTCTGATGTGCTGTAGTTCTTCGCCACGTCCATATCTATCAATTTTTGGTTTATCTCTGATTTTTCACTCAATTTTTTATCACCTCATTCTATTGTAAATTGCGCCACAATCCCTTATGGCTCTGTTGATTGCAAGGTTCATTTTTCGTTCATTGCGATACATTCCACTTTGCCTAAAAATTTCAATCATCAAACTAGCGTCACAACCGCACCAAAACGCTAATTTATTTGCAAATGCAAGGTCAGACGCGCTTTGTGTGCAATCACCGATATTTAAGCCTTGCCACTCGCCGTTGAATAGGCTTAAAAAGGCTTCTCCGCCCTTTGCGTGGCTTGCTTTGTTAATTACATCATTAGCACTCAAAAAGCTGTTATTAACCGATATACAGCTTCTAATGTCACAATCAACTGTGGAAGTCTTGTTCCTCTGCTTATTCCGTCTAGCCTCTAACCAGTGATACAATGTGTCAATCTCGGCTTGTTGGTCGCTCGGCTCTACAGGGTTGATGGAGTTAAACGTCATTGCACAGTATCGCCCATCTGAGTACATCTCAATTTCTTTGGTCTTTATAGCTTTGGGAATACTCCCACGGGTGATAATGTGTAAACCGCTTCCCGACTGACTGATTTCAACGTAGCTTCTGCTAAAGGCTTCAATAATATTTCTTGCTAGGGCTGTCAATGTACCGTCTGCCTTAAAGCAATGGTCTAAATCTATGAATACTAGCCTGTTTCCACTAAAAAACACGAACCCAACGCCGTTGTATCTTCTTGTTTTTGCTTTGGTTTCTGCTGCCGCGTAACTGCCTAATGTGCTTATGTCTGTTGTCCTTGCGCCTCCATCATAACGAACGCTGTACGGAAGTTTCTTGTTGTTCTCTAACTTCCATACAACCCACTGTGGTAGCTTCTGTAAGGCTTGTGGGATGTAGTGTGTCGTTTCCATTGCTACACCCCCTCACAATCCAACTTGTCTATCTGCCTTTGCAACATTCGCCACACTTCTTCATCATATAAGTAGCGGTCTTGAGCTTCCGTCAATATCTGCTTTGCTTCGTCCTCGCTCATTCGCAACCCCTCATTTCTGTTCTAAAACTTCTGATAAGGTCGCTAATATCTCGCCTATCTCCGCGACTGCTGCCCTTGTGAAATCCTGCAATGCTTCGCTGTGCTTCTTCTCTGCCTCGTCTGCTATCTCCAGTAGATGTTTTATGTCCGCTATGTCTGCTGTTCCTGCGTCTTGCTTGTCTACTAAATCAGATAATGCGTTCATCCGTCTTATTTGGGCTTCTAGTACAGCTTCGTGGGCTTCCTTGTAATTATTCATTGACTGCTGCCCCCTTTCCACTGAATACCTTGTCCATAATCGCGGTATCAATCCTTCTAATTCCATCAATGCGGATGATTGCGCCGTTTTCTGTTGCTAATCTCATCAATATAGTTCTTGAAACCTGATAACGTCCTGTTGCGTCTGCTGGCTTCATTGCTTTTGGTTCGCTGCCTGTGCCGCTGTAAATACCTTTTCTCATTGCTAATACCTCTTTTCATTCAATTTTATTTATGTTGTTGTCCTTGTGCACTTGGTTCAACCTGTGATTTTATGATAACACCGCCGTTGACATTCTCAAGGCAAATTTGTTATAATTAATTAGACGTATTTTATGATTTAATTATCATTTTTGATACTTTTTTATTTGTGAGGTAGCTATTTATGGATAATTCAGATTATTTTGACAAATATTTCAAAACCAACTTTAAAAAAGCTCTCGAAAAACGCTTTAACGGCTCTATTGCGCGTTTTATTGCCGCATTTAATGAAAAGTATGGTACAGATTATGAAAAAGCAGGAAATTCAACCAACATTAAATCACTTGCGTATAAATGGCAAGATGGTACTACTAAACCCAGTGTTGCAAACCTTGCTAAAATCTGCAATGTGATGGATTGTGACATTGATTTCTTTCTCACCACTCAAAAAGTTTTACGCAAATCAGATGATATTCTCTCGAATGATACTGGCTTATCGGATGAGGCTATACAATTATTAAAATATTGGAATACGTCTAAAAGTGATAAAACCTTGCCTAGTGATGGTTTTAATGATGTTTCGTGCCTTAATGATATTCTTGAACAATATAACAATTATCGAATTAACGCCTCTGAAAGCGGTCAACTTCCTGCTCCGTCTATTTTCTTTTTTATGTGGAGTTATTTCAATTCTGATAACTTCGCTCGTTCTGAAATGGATAGGGTTAGATTTAAGAGTGGTAAACGCTACACTGATTTAAATATCGGTGATACTGTTATCGGCGCGGATGGTTCGACTAATGTTATTGAGGCTCTATCTGTTTCTAATTCTGTAGACAATTCAACAGATAAAGGCAACAATCTGTATTATTACGATACTATAAACCCATCACACCGCCGATATTTTCCTTTCAATGATTTAATGTCTGAACATATGTTGCATAGACTGACGGATGAATTGAAAGTTATCAAAGATAAGATAAACGAAAGTAATAAATAAAAGGATGTCCACAGGTGAGTTTATTAACCTGTGGATGTTTTTCTCCCTTTATGTATACTATTGCTGTTATTTGTGTTATCATTCAGATATTAGTATAATTTTGATTTTTTTAGCAAACTGTGGGGGAAGATGTGGGATTTTAAAATTTGCAATTCCTTAAACCCAGTGTTTATGCGGTTTTTAGAACTCGTGTATATTAACTTTTTATTAACAGATTTTTATTTTTCGCTTGATGTTGAAATTAGAGATTTTTCA